TCCATCCATACGGAAACCTACATTCCGTCATTCCCACGAAAGTGGGAATCCAGGACGCAAAATCTCAAGAAACCGTTTTACCTGATAAGTTTCCGCACTGACAGACCTAGATTCCCGCCTTATATGATGCGCTCTATCAAAGGGGCGCATTACTTTTCTTAACATTCCCCTTTGACAGCCAAGTGAAAGGGGCTTTTTTATGTCAGTAGCAAATGTAATATTTTCTTGTTCCTATTGGAGAATATTTAAAAAATCAGATTATTGCGTTTTATGTTTCTATCAGTTCAGGCATGGTGAACCGCATAAACTCGCTGAACAAGAAAATTTTTCAAAGCTTTATCAGGCGTTCGATTATATAGATTCGGTTGGCTCGAATTTTCCGGTAATTATCACAACAGACGGTTGTGGTCTTTCTTCTTGATCTTTAACAGTTTGTCAGGATTGGGCTTTCGGTCGTTGACCGTTGGACGCGCTTTAGCGCGGCAGACGGGAAACGGCTGAAAGCCCCCCCCTGACTAACAGGGGGGGAGCGAAATAAAACAAATCCCTAAAGGTACTGAACAAAATGAGTGAAGCAGAATATTTTTCCCATTTCATATCTAACGGCAATGGGAAGTTATTAGAAATTCCGCAACGTAGGGGCAGGCAGGACGGCGTTTTTATAGATTGGTTGTCATTCACACTGCACGAAGATTCCTTGCTGAAAGTTTCCGGATGCCCCTTAGTTTCCGATGCCGAATATATGTTTGTTTTAAGCAAAAAATTGGAGGAAATATTAGGGTTTGGCATCACGAGCAGATGCAAATCGAAGGGCAATAAATTTTACGATTCGATGTTTAGGTTGGGATCGGAAGAAGTTGACTACGGCGAAGTCCATTACGGAGGTCAGCGAAATACGGTTTTAATCGAATTGAAAGGTGTAGGTTGCAACATTGCAAATCCAGGTTGGGAATTGAGGCTTAAGCAGTTTTTGGAAGATTCATTGAGGCCGAGGATAACGCGGGTAGATTTGGCACTTGATTTTTTTGATGGGGAGTACACGCCGGAACAGGCACTTTTGGATCACGATAACGGTTTTTTCGATAACAGTAACATGAGGCCGAAATCTGAAATGGTTGGAACGGCTTGGCGGAGAGAGGACGGGAGCGGCAAGACATTTTATGTAGGTCGCAAGAAAAATTCTCGTTTTGTGCGTGTTTATGAGAAAGGCAGGCAGCTAGGCGATAAAGAAAGCAAGTGGGTAAGGTTCGAAATTCAGTTTAATTATGGAGATATAGAAATACCCTTGGATATTTTAATAAATCAGGGTTCGTATTTCTGTGGAGCTTTTCCAATTTGTAGAAAATTTAAAAATATGCCGGTTCCCGAAAGGTTTGATCAGAGAAAGAAAACGCTTAATTTAACTTTCGAGCATAAATTGCATTACGCGAAAAACGCGGTTGGAAAACTGGTCAATTTCATGATTGAAATGGGTTTTGATAATAGCGAAATTGTGGAATCTTTAAAGGCAGATTCGGGATTTCCCAAAGGATTAGAACCTGAAAAATATGCTCTGGAAATGTTAAGGGACGGTTTGAAACACGGTTTTATTCATGAACAGCCGGATATTGATTTGGAAATTGAACTTGATGAATTGGGGGTTATTGCTTTTAAAAATTCTGACAAATTCGATAGGGAAAAAAGGCTTTTTAGTCCTGATTATGATGTCGAGAAAGAAAGGAAATATCAGGAATATTTAAGTAAAGTTTATCATCAAAATGTAGATTATGATTATTTTTAAAGGAAATCAAAATGTTTAATCAAACTCAAACTGTAACTTATCCTGCAACTTTTTTGGGAGCCAAAAAATTCAAAGGTGAAATTGATGGCTCTAACATTGACACTTGTTCCGTATTGGTTGCAACACCTTTACCGGCACAGTCGGGTAATGCTGTTGGATTTACGGCAGCACAAATGAAGTTCGGGGATAGTAAGAATTTCTCAAGGTTAGAGAATCTCAAATATCCGTGCGAAGTTATGGTAACGGTTGAAATGACTTCGACAGGTAAGGGCATGGTTCCTTCATTAATTGATTTTCAGGTGGCGGAAAAGCCGAAAGGTTGATTTATGAAATTTGAAGAACGTTTCATAGTTCAAGATTTAGAAACGCATGACTTTATTTATCCCGATCCGTTCGGTGATGTGGGGTTTACTCAAAATATTAAATCAGCAGGTCAATTTGAAAGTTACGAAGATGCGTTGAATTCAGGCATAAATGAAATGGGCGGAGGATTCCAGATATTTCAGTTCTTCGTAAAATCGGAATAAAAGAAAAACAGGCTCGGCGGGCGGTCTGTTAACCTTTCACAAAGCCCGCAACAAAGGAAAAATATCATGAAAATGAACCTTGCAACACTAATTATCGGCTGGGTGGTCTGTATGTTTCTTTTTCTTTTCGCCATCTTCTATTTTATCGGCTAAAAACAGGATTCGGGAAAGACTTCGCCCGGATGAAGCAAGTCAAGAAGTCGTTTTACTTTAAACATCAAAAAAAGGAAAAAAACGATGAACATCGTTAAAAAATATGCTGTAAAAGCATTGTTGGCAGCCGGTATCTTCACACCGGCTATTGTTATGGCAGATGGCTTTGATGCATCCGCGATTGGTGCGCAAGTGGCGAATGTAATCATGGGTTTTGTGGCAATGGTTTCCGCCGTGGGTATGGCGGCAATCACCGTAATTCTTGCAATCCAAGGCTTCAAAATGGCTTGGAGCATGATCAAATCTGTCAAATAACGGTAGTGAAGAAAGAGGGGCGCGTGAATGGGCTATCGTGTCGGCGCAAATTGTTTCGATACAAAGTTGCAGGCAGACGACTATTTATTGTCGTCCCTTCCCCCTACTGTTACACAGGACGGAAAAATCATCAGGCCGGAAAGGGTGGGCGATAAATGGATTTTGAACGGAAAGCCGGTAATGTTGTCCTATCCGAAATGTTCCAATTTTGAGCAGATCAAACAGGGTTCTTATGTCGGTTCGACGGTTTTAATTCTGTTCGTAGTCATTTACGGCTTCAGGCTTTTGATTAATTTTTTAAAAGACATAGGCAAGGTTGGGATTGATTGATGGTTATTGATTTTTGGTTTCTTCTAGGTTTCTTCTTGGCTTTGTCTGTCGCTTTGATATTTAAATGACGTGTTTTAAAATCAGGCTTTCAAAACAATCATTGAAAGGCAGAACAATGAACAAACCGTTTATCACGCAGGCGCAGTTGGCACTTTATAAATATCAGCCGTCAAGCAAGTATTATGGTAAAACAATGGCATATACTTTCGCTAGTGAGCTTTTGGATTATTCAAAAGTTAATAAATTTATAATTCATGAAGAAATCCAATGTTTTTTAAATAGAAGGATTTCTAATAATATTTGGAAAATTTATTTTTCTGATGAGTCTGTTGCGTATATAAAAATTTTAGAATTACAGGATGATTATAGTCGTGGAATTGAAATTAAAACGTTTGATTTTAATCCTAATGTTGGGGATGTTTTCGGTTAATTCTTATGCTGAACGTTTTAAGTATCCTATTGGAAATTCAGATGTTAGATTGGATATTGATCATAAAAAATCTGTAGTTACCGATTTTCGTGTTGATGGTCAGCGTTTTTCAGGTCGAATTATCGAACCTTCAATAATAGAACACGTGCCAACAGGTGCACGCTCTCTTGAAAAAGTCCCCGTTAAATTTACCGCATCAGTTTCCCGCGCCGGCGTATTGGCGGGGGTCGGCAAATTTGCCCGCTTAGGCGCGAAATTCAGCACAAGGGCGGTTCCCTATGTCGGAACCGCCCTTTTAGCCCATGACGTATACGAAACTTTCAAAGAAGACATACAGGCACAAGGCTACCAATACGACACCGAAACCGACAAATTTGTAAAAGGCTACGAATATAGTAATTGCCTTTGGTACGAAGACGAAAGACGTATTAATAGAACCTATGGCTGCTACGGCGTTGACAGTTCGATTATGCGCCTTATGTCCGATGACAGCAGATTCCCCGAAGTCAAAGAATTGATGGAAAGCCAAATGTATAGGCTGGCACGTCCGTTTTGGAATTGGCATAAAGAAGAACTGAATAAATTAAGTTCTTTGGATTGGAATAATTTTGTTTTAAATAGTTGCACATTTGATTGGAACGGCGGAGATTGTGTGGTCAATAAAGGTGATGATTACAGAAATGGGGCTGATTTTTCCCTTAGCCGCAATCCGAAATACAAAGAAGAAATGGATGCCAAAAAGCTGGAAGAGATTTTATCGTTGAAAGTCGATGCCAATCCCGACAAATACATAAAGGCAACCGGATATCCCGGTTATTCCGAAAAAGTAGAAGTAGCACCCGGAACAAAAGTGAATATGGGGCCTGTTACGGACAGGAACGGGAATCCCGTTCAGGTTGTCGCAACATTCGGCAGGGATTCGCAAGGCAACACCACAGTGGATGTTCAAGTAATCCCGCGTCCCGACCTCACACCCGGAAGCGCGGAAGCACCGAACGCACAGCCGCTGCCCGAAGTATCGCCCACCGAAAACCCCGCAAACAACCCGAACCCCAATGAGAACCCCGGCACGCATCCCAATCCCGAACCCGACCCCGATTTGAATCCCGATGCAAATCCCGATACGGACGGACAGCCCGGAACAAGCCCCGATTCCCCGGCCGTTCCGGACCGCCCAAACGGCAGGGACGGCAAAGATGGCGGGCTTTTGTGCAAATTCTTCCCCGACATTCTCGCTTGCGACAGGCTGCCCGAGCCCAATCCGGCAGAAGATTTAAATCTGCCGTCTGAAACCGTCAATGTAGAGTTTCAGAAATCAGGAATCTTTCAAGATTCCGCACAGTGTCCCGCACCTGTCACTTTCACAGTGACTGTGCTTGATTCCAGCAGGCAGTTCGCGTTCAGCTTTGAGAACGCATGTACCATAGCCGAACGGCTAAGGTACATGCTTCTCGCCCTTGCTTGGGCGGTTGCCGCCTTTTTTTGTATCCGCACAGTATCTCGTGAAGTCTAGCAGGCGCAGCACCGCCGGGCTTCAGTAACTTGTACCAAGGCAGGGGGAGGACGTCCAGAAAGATTTGTAAAGACGGCTTTATCGTCTTTATAAATCTTTTTGGATACCCCTTGCCGCCCCGCCAAAAGAATACACTCTGCCGCAAGGGCAGGTGGTAAGGCGCGCGCTTTTTGCGCCGTTCCCCCTGCCCCCGCGGCGTCGCAAGTGAGACTGGGGGTGTGGGGGCTAGTCCCCGCAAAATCTTTCAGATTAAGAAACATTTTTTTAATGAGGCAACCGTGCCTTTTAAGAAAGGGATAGCAAATGAAATTGTTGGCCGCATTGATTCCGCTGTTGATGAGCGTCGCAGGCCGTATATTGACTGCATTAGGCTTGATGGCTGTTACTTATTCGGGTGTAGATAGATTGGTAGCCCATTTTCAGCAGGCGATAACCAGTAGCATAACGGGCGCGCCTCAAGCGATGTTGCAGCTCTTTTATATAAGCGGTGGCGGCACCGTTCTTAATATCCTGTTTGGCGCGATCGCCTTTATTCTGTCATTCAAACAAATAACAAAACTAGCAACCTCAATCGGGAAGAAAAAATAAATGGCAGAGATCTGTTTGATAACCGGCACGCCCGGTTCAGGGAAAACATTAAAAATGGTTTCCATGATGGCGAATGATGAAATGTTTAAGCCTGATGAAAACGGCATACGCCGTAAAGTATTTACGAACATCAAAGGCTTGAAGATACCGCACACCTACATAGAAACGGACGCGAAAAAGCTGCCGAAATCGACAGATGAGCAGCTTTCGGCGCATGATATGTACGAATGGATAAAGAAGCCCGAAAATATCGGGTCTATTGTCATTGTAGATGAAGCTCAAGACGTATGGCCGGCACGCTCGGCAGGTTCAAAAATCCCTGAAAATGTCCAATGGCTGAATACGCACAGACATCAGGGCATTGATATATTTGTTTTGACTCAAGGCTCTAAGCTTCTAGATCAAAATCTTAGAACGCTTGTACGGAAACATTACCACATCGCTTCAAACAAGATGGGTATGCGTACGCTTTTAGAATGGAAAATATGCGCGGACGATCCCGTAAAAATGGCATCAAGCGCATTCTCCAGTATCTATACACTGGATAAAAAAGTTTATGACTTGTACGAATCAGCGGAAGTTCATACCGTAAATAAGGTCAAGCGGTCAAAATGGTTTTATACTCTGCCAGTAATAATATTGCTGATTCCCGTTTTTGTCGGCCTGTCCTATAAAATGTTAAGTAGTTATGGAAAAAAACAGGAAGAACCCGCAGCACAAGAATCGGCGGCAACAGAACATCAGGCAGTATTTCAGGATAAAACAGAAGGCGAGCCGGTAAACAACGGTAACCTTACCGCAGATATGTTTGTTCCGACATTGTCCGAAAAACCCGAAAGCAAGCCGATTTATAACGGTGTAAGGCAGGTAAGAACCTTTGAATATATAGCAGGCTGTATAGAAGGCGGAAGAACCGGATGCACATGCTATTCGCATCAAGGGACGGCATTGAAAGAAATTACAAAGGAAATGTGCAAGGATTACGCAAGAAACGGATTGCCGTTTAACCCATATAAAGAAGAAAGCCAAGGGCGGGATGTCCAGCAAAGTGAGCAGCACCATTCGGATAGACCGCAAGTTGCCACATTGGGCGGAAAACCGTAGCAGAACCTAATGTACGATAATTGGGAAGAACGCGGGAAACCGTTTGAAGGAATCGGCGGGGGCGTGGTCGGATCGGCAAACTGAAGAAAACGGCAAGAGAGAAAAAAGACCCATAAACCGTTTGAATATAGACGGCTTACGGGTCTTTGTTTCGCGCAAAGCAAAGGCTAAGGCAGTCAGGCAGCAAATCCCGCAATGTATCAAAACAGACGCGTAGAAATGCCGGCTGCCTTTATCCATCCTCAAAATTGAATATCATCCTAGCCGTATCAAGGCTGTATAAATAAGGAAAATACCAATGAATATAATCGGGCTGGACATCTCAAAGGATACCATAGACGCAACATTGCATAAAACAAACGGAAGTATCCATTACATTAAATTTAAGAATAATGATGATGGATTAAAACAGTTTAGATTGTGGATAAAGGGAAACAGAATCAGAAAAGCCTATATCGGCATGGAGGCAACAGGCATCTATTACGAAAAGGCAGCAGATATGCTTTCTTCCTACTATACCGTTTACGTTATCAATCCCTTAAAAATCAAGGACTACGGGAAAAGCAGGTTTAACCGTACCAAAACCGACAAAGCAGATTCAAACCTGATAGCAGATTACATAAAAAGGCATCAAGATACATTGATACCGTATCAGATACCCAAAAACAAAGCACTGCAAAAACTGATTAACCTTAAAAACCAATTACAGCAACAGCAGAAGCAAATTAAAAATCGTCTCCATAGCACTGAAGAAGACTTCATAAGGAACATACATCAAGACTTGATAGATACCATACAGGACAAGATGGAACAGGTAAAAATAGCCATATCCGAACAAATCAAAAAACAAACGGATAATAACCATTACCGCAATCTTCAAACCATCCCGAGCATAGGCAAAGACACCGCATCAGTTCTTTATGCGCAACTTACAGAAAAACATTTTAAAACCGCAAACCAGTTTGTATCCTATGCCGGATTAAGTCCCGCCATCATACAATCAGGGACAAGCGTAAGAGGTCGGGGCAGATTGAGCCGATACGGAAACAGACGATTAAAAAGTACGCTGTATATGCCCGCCCTTTGTGCTTACCGTTTTAACGCATTTCCGAAATTAATAAATAATCTGAAAAAAGCGGGTAAGCCAAAGATGGTAATCATCGTTGCCATCATGCGCAAACTGGCGAAGCTCGCCTATTACATTGTTAAAACTGGCCAGCCTTACGATGCGGAAAGACACCGATTGAATCAATAAAATTCAACAAAATTAAACGGTTACGCGAATATATTTGTGTAACCGTGCATTTGCATATCGTAAATAAACGTAAATAAAAATAACAATATAAATCAGTATATTGCAACTTTGTTTTTTATTTTGTGTTGACGGGCAACATATCATCTGCGCGGGAATGACGGCGGAGCGGTTTCTGTTTTTTCCGGTAAATACCCACAAGCTAAAATCCCGTTATTTTCACAAAAACAGAAAACCAAAGAAATTCGTCATTCCCGCGCAGGCGGGAATC